AAGTGATCCGGTATCTACCCTAAGGAGTGCGTTAGACACTCGAGTCACATTAGAGATGCTTAACAAGAGCCCAGCTTTACGTTTACTCTATGATCAGTTTGGTGGTAGAAAGAATAAGACATACGGTGGAGTTGACTTTCAGAACGACAAGACTCAAAACTTTACAGATTTTGAAAAGTACTTAAGACCCATGGAAGCGGTACTTGGGAGCTTTAGGGTTAAGGCTAAGTCTTATGGTAAGCGTAAGAAAGCTATCTCTACCTTAGTTTATGACTTTTATCTTAATGAAATAAAGAAAGTCACTAAGACAGATGAGAAGGGTAATGTAAAAACTATGAGTGGTGAGCAGGTTATTGCCGCTATAGATTGGAACAACCTTTCAAAGCCAGAGTACACCGAGAATACTGTAGCTCTTAAGGAGTTTATACAAGAACTGTATAACGTTGATGATGCTATGTATCAAAACGTAACAGCTGTACAAGAGATGTCAGGATCAAGCAAGATAGGTAACCTTCAGGATCACATATTTAGAAGTAAAAGCTTTTTAAAATCTGCTATTGCTAAGAATAAAGAAGAGTTTATTAACCTATTAGCTGAAGAGTATGGTCTCAGTAGAGATGTAGCAGCTAGTGTTACTGATCTTATTGTAGATAACCCCGATGTGAATACATTAGATGAAGCTTTTGATTTGACTAAGGGTGGTATACTACCTAAGACACACAAAAGAAGATCATTAAGTCTTTCGGATAACCCTAAGTTTGATAAGTTTGTAGAACAGGATTTGTTTAGAAACTTAGAGAACCTTATGAAAGGGTCTGCTCGTTACATGACAATGACTAAGTTTGTTGGACGTAACAGTGAAGTGCTACTACAGCAAATAACTGATGTGTACAATGACTTGCGTGGTGATGCGGAGGTTAACTCTGAAGCTGAGAAAGAAGCCAGAAGAGTTGTAGAAGAGCTAGCGGCAAACCTTAGGGACCTTGTAAATGCTGACTCTGGTAACTATAAAAGAATTAATAACCCTACTATACGTGGGGCTCAGAAGTTCTTAACAGCTACAGCTACACTCAGTATGCTACCACTTGCAGCTATATCTTCTGTAGTAGAGTTCGCCCTAGTATTTAAGGGTGCATCTTTACAAACAATACATAAGAATGTAGGTAGTTTTGGTATACTTGTAGGCAAGGAGCTTCATGAGTACTTTAAGGAAGTTGGAAGGATTGCGGGGGTAACACCACAGTTTAGTAACTTTGACTCACAACTTAAGTCAAGAGCTCAAAGATTAGGTGAAGACTGGAGACATAAGGATATAGATGACCCTAGGAAACTCATAAGGGAAGCTGGTTTCTTATCTCAAAAGACTGGTGCAGCTACAGTGGTAGGTGTGTCTGAGTCTAACCAGTTTACTGAAGCACTAATGAACTCTTTCTTTAAGATTATTGGTTTGCAAGGTATTACTAACCTTACCCGTACCATGAGAGCAGCTATATACAATGACTTCTTAATTGAAAACTTAGACATAATACACAGACAAGAAGGTAAACCACCCACTAATGAATCTGCTGAATCTGAGAAAATGCTAAGGTATATAGGTATCCCTATAGACCGTATGCTTGACCTTTCACGTAGACTTAAAGTGGCTCAGGATACCGATGGTAACGTTAGTGAAGAGCTAATTGCAGCTTGGGATAGAGAGTTTAATAATGGATTAATTAACTTTGTCAACGCTTCAGTACCAATGCCAGGAGCTATGAGCAGACCACTGTTCTATAGTAACCAGCACTTTGCAATGTTCACTCAGTTCCAAGGTTTTATCTCTGAGTTTACAGCTAATCACTTACCTAATATGTGGGACACTGTTAAGACTGCAAACCCAGGGATGAAGTTTTCTGTCTTTGCATCTATCATGTCTATGCTTATGCTAGGCTATGCATCTCAGTACCTCAAGGACCTTATAAAATATGGAGAAGGATCACCATACTTATCAGATCAAGAGAAGTATTTGAGAGCATTGTACTCTACAGGATTGTTAGGTACAACAGAAAGAATATGGAGTAACAACTACATCTTACCTTTGTATAAGGATAGAAGTAGAAATGCAACAGAAGCGATTTGGAACTTTGCGTCAGGAGAAGCCCCTGTCACAGGTATCTTTGAGAATGTAGTGGGCTTCGGACGGAGTGCAATGGAAGGTGATACAAGAGGTACCTTTAAAAGAGGTTTAGGTCTAACACCATTAGGCCCCTTTAAGCACAGACTATACGACACATCCGTAGAACAAGGTTGGATAACAGGAGAATAGCTAATGGCTAGACGAGCAGGCGGAGGGTCTACGATTGTAGGCCCTAAGGATGTTACACCAGAACAAGAACAAGCTAGGTTAGATGAATCACTAGCAGCCCTAAGGGCTACGGCAGCCAAAGGACAGGCTGAACGTGACAAGATGGATGAAGTTATTGGGGCTACGGAAGGCCCCCTTGACTTACCTTCAGAGCAGGTTACGGAACAACTAACACAGGAAACAGAAGCTGCAAAGATCCTACCACAAATAGAGATCCCAGCGACCCCTGATGTATCTGAAGATAATACTTTAGCAGAACTATCTGCAAGACAGAGGGAAGCTGAGAGGGTGCCAGGGCTTCTTGAGCGTACAGGGATAACACCTGTAACTGAAGGTGGTACTACTAGGCTTAAAGGTGCTGAGAATGCTTTTGGTCTTGAGATGGTTGATAGGCTTAGGGGTTTTACTGATAGGGTTTCTACTCAATTAGATCCTGTATCATTACCTATATCTAGAGCTGCAGATATGGACCCTAATAATCCATTGTTTGATGATCAGCTTGAAAAGTTTAATACCGATGACCCAGAACAAACCTTACGTATGAATAAAGGTGAGGGTGCTTTAGCACTTACTAAGTCTAATGTTTTGTTGTCAAGACAAGGGTTGGGTATAGGTAAATGGAACCCTGATTGGAACCCTGCTGAAGTAGACATTGATAGTAATGGTAAGCTTACTAACTACAACGACTTAACTACTGTGCAACCAGCAATAATTGATCCTGTATATGGCATAGGTGTAGCCTCTGTAATAGAACCTTTTTTACTACAACAAGAAGCTATGGATGCTATTGCTGTACTTGATGAAGATCAAGGGGGAAGGCCTAAGGAAGAATCTCAGGATTTTTCTATGCAGGCTGGAGGTCGTGAACTTTTTAAGGCTTTACGTAAAATGCGTTCTGAAATTGAAGGCGAACCCTCTGACTCTTATGTGGCAGATTATGAAAACTTTACACCTGAAGCTTTTGAGCTTATTTTTAAATGGGGTTTAGATACCTATGCTCAAGCTAACCCAGAGATGGTTACAATAATTCCAGGTATTAAGGGAGAAGCTACTAGAGGTTATGCGTTGACTCGTGAAGGTATGGATACGTTAGAGCGTGAAGTTGATAAGTATAGACCTGTAGACTTTGACTATCCACTTATGGTTGAGACATCACCTGAGGGGACCTTTCAGTATGAGCAAAGGACTGCACGAGGTAGTACAGGACAGAACCCTAATAGAGATCCGTCTATAGTAGAGGAAGCTAAGTATAACGCACACCAAGTTAACATAGTGTTTGACAATCAACGTACTAAGATTGCTACACTATTTGGTGCTCATGCACTTGCTACTGCACCTGTAGAAGGTAGACAGGAAGGTACAAACTTTACTCTTGATGCGTTTGATATAGGCCCTCAAAGATACTTGAAGATTAAGAGTATTGCTGCTAAACAACAAAGTCTTGTAGAGAAATATAAGATAGATCGTGAAGAGGTTAAGGCTCAAATAGAAGAAAACCCACTACCTTTCTTATATGCTAAACTTGATAGGCTTAATGAGAATATTAAGTTTAGAGAAGAGTTGGTAGAAAAGTACACTAAACCTGAAGTTATTAAGCAGCTGTACTATCAACATGCTAATAAGAATCTTGAGGTCCTTGTGAATCTAGCTAAGTATGATGGAGATACTTTTCATTATTCTTATTTTAATCAACGAGCTACCCAAAGACTAACTACTCATCAGAATAAGATGTCATTTCAAAACAATCACCTTGTACGTAACGTAGTAGGGTCTGGTGTTAAGTATGACATACGCCCTATGAGTGGTTCCCCTAATGAAGTTTCTTTCTTAGAAAACATGGGGTACTTATTCTTTGATGGTGCAGGTATGGTGCCACAAGCAGCAACTAATAGAGCAAGGCAGCACATAACCCAAAGGTCTCCTAGGTACAAGCGACTTGTAAGTATGGGGTCTAAGCTTAAGGATGCGTTAGATAACTATAACCCAGAAGTAACTAGGGGTCAGTTTAAAAACGTTAAGGTTACCCCTAAAGGTATCTCTGGTGTAGATGGTATTAAGGCTACAATGCCTGAGTCTATTATGAATGATACTGAAGTTAAGTCTTTCTTAGATGCTATGTCAGCTGAACCTGATTCACATAAACACTTTGTACAAGTTATGGATTATCTTATAGACTTGGCTAAGTATGATGAATCTATGAAAGCAGGTAAGTCATTCCATACTTCTATAAACTCTATTGAGGTTGATGGTATTTCTAACGGACTAGCTTCTATGTTTTCTGCATTAGGTATGGAAAGTAAACTATATAGGGTTGGAGTTAAGAGGGCTGCAGGTCAGGAGAAAATCCTTGGAAACTTTAAGGATATACCTAACAGGGATGCTTATGAAGGTAATATCAGAGCTACACTACAACAAAACCTTCAAGAGTTTTTATCAGACGATTTAGGTGTACTATATGATTCCGCATGGATGCGTAAGTATGGTTATAATGAAACTCAAGTACCTATGCTACAAGAGATAATTAAAATTGCCTCTGATGACCGCAATGAAACTACTTTTAAAAAAATGCCACTTATGACGTTTAGTTATGGTCAAGAGTTACCTAATTTAATTGGATCTGTATATGACACTATCTTAGGTGACCCAGAACTTAAGGCTCTTATTGAAGATGCTTTCCCTGGGGGTATCCCTAAAGCTGCTGAGTTCCTTAACGATTTTAGGAATTTAGCTATCGAGTTAACTTTAGGTAGTGAGATAACTAATTTTGCATCTAGTCTGAAAAGGTTTGTTGAAGTATCTTCTATGTATAATAGACCTGTAGTATTAGACAGTGCAGCTGGTGGTAAGATTTCTTTTGGTGGGTTTATTACTAAAGATGACCCTACTAAAAAGCAATATGCTACTAGACCTGCACCACCAATAGACAAAGGTGGTAGACAAATAAGCCGTAAGAAACTAGAAGCCCAGATTAAGAAAGCTAAAACACCTAAACAAAAAGAAGCTTTGCAACGTCAGCTAGATAGACTACCCCCAGAAACTAAGGTTGTTATTAAGCCTAAGGTTTCTACGTTTAGTCCTCATGCTGAGAAGCAAGGTATGATTGGTGCAAGAGCCCGAGGTTCTATACTGATTGCTTTTGGTCAGGGTTTTGATGGTGCTACTATGCTTAATGTTTTTGCAGGTAAGAACTGGAATAATATTACTAAGCAGAATGGTGGTAGAACACCTTTTATTTTACCTATCTATGACGCTATTGTGACTGACCTAGGTTCTATGCAAGCATCAAGACAAGCTATTAATAATTCATGGGTTGATCTAACAACTAATGGTAAGGTTCTTAAAAGTTTACAAGATAATGTAACAGGGAATGTTGTCTATGGAAGGAAAGAGTTTAAGCGGATGGCTGAAGAGTCTCCTAAGAAACTTATAGATCAGGAAGAACATGGAATGTTAGTAGGGTATATAGCCAGTAAACTAATCCGATTAACTTCAGCTGATCCAGACCTCAAGGAAGTAGGTAGGGATTTGCGTCAAGAGTTATTGGGTGAAGGTGCTACATACTTAGACTTGTTTGCAGCTCAGGAGTTCTTACTTAAGAATGAGTATGAACTGGGTGATACTATCCCTGCACAAGTTAGCAAGTTAGTAAGGAATGCGAATGAAAGATCAAGGAAGGTAGCTCAGAATATCAAAAAGGATTATGATATTATGGGTACTGAAGCAGAGGTACTACAGTATGCTGCTGACGATTTAAAACTTAGCAAAGTCCTTAAGACCTTTGACGAGGGATAGGAACTTACCCGACTTATACTAATAGCAATAAAAAAAGGGGCCCGCTAAGGCCCCTCTTGGACCCCTTAATTGGGGTCCTTTTTTTTAATAACCTTTCTTATTTAAGATAGGCTCTGCATGGTTAACGGTAGCTCTAGCTTTGTTTGCTAGATCGTTAGCCATCCTTTCAGCTACCTCAGGGTCTAAGCCCTGGGCAATGTACCCTGCAAAGTTCTCTGCAGCTACATGTTCGATGATAGCATCATTGATCTCTGGTGTGTACGCTAGCTTAGGGTCTAGTCCTAACTCCTCAACGTAATCCATATCATCAATGCCATCATGCCTCATAATGTTATAAGACTTCTTACTCATACTCCACTTCCTTATATACTTTACCGATTGATATATTAATAAATGGTAAGAGGATTATAACCCCTTCCATACACATGGTATCTATATCACCAGTCTCTCTGTTCATTGTCCATACTGGCCGTGAGTCTACAAACTCAAGGTCAATACCCACTCCATTTCTTAGCTCACCAGATATAATGGTATCTTTAATACTAAAATTCATTACTCATCCTTTACGAATACGCCGTCAACCATTCGCCCTGTTCGTGTACTGATAACCTCATAGGCTTGATTGAGACAATCGTACAGGTTAGTGTTCCAAAGCTTTGATTGCATGATTAGTGTTACAAGTATATCACCAATAGCATCCACAGCTTCCTCTCTGTCCTCAGCCTTGATGGCATCAAACAACTCTATTACTTCCTCTTCTGTCTTGGAGAACTGCTTTAGCTTACGCTCAGTAGACGGAGGAGCATCTGTAAGGATACCCTTAGACCACCCCCAATCAACTACTTTAGATTCCAGATCTTCAAATATTTCATAACCACTAGACATCTTCATTCATTACCTCCAAGGACCCAAGGGAAATCATATTAGCGTAGAGTTGGAACGCACCAATGATGGCTACGTTAGATACCCTACCGTTATACTTAAGGATTATTTCTTCAAGGTCAGTGACTAAAGCCTCCTCAATCTTGAAGTGATCTTCCGTTAAAACTGGTGTGTCTGTATCTACGACACCAGGCATTGTTAATACTTTTTTATTTTTCATATGTAATCCTTAGGTTAAGAAAAGAAATAATCTGAGCTAACTACTTCCTCTACTTTGAGGGTTCCTAGCTCGGGTTGTTGTACAGAGTACCCTTTGAAGTTTTCAATCAACATGGATTGTATTCTATCAAAGAAGTTGTTTACGTTGTATAGCATAGCAAATTGCCACTTAGTGTGCTCGACTAATTTATCTATGTCACAAGCATGGGTAGAGAATGAATCATGGATAGCCCCAAAGGTCCCAGGGAATGCTTCAATAACCTTAGCCATATGGGCTGCATCCATTGAGTGTACAAAGTTAGGTGAACATCCAGATGCAAAGGACCTTCTACAAGGTATTCTGTTACCCTCTTTCGTGGTTACAGGTATCTTTACACTATGTCCTATCCTACCTACTGTACGTATGGTGCTTCGGAACGTCATGTTCTTTTGCTTCCATACCTCATAGAGCACAGGGAACCCTGAGGGTGTAGTCCATTGTAGACAAGTCTCTCCGCTTTCGATTATAAAGTTAGTTACCTTCTGCAGAAACTTCATGGTCTTTAGGGGACCAACACATGTATCGTTAATAGCAAGGATTAGATTACGTGCAAGTAACTCAGAGTCCTCTTTGGTTACCTTATACTTCTTATGGTAACCTTCAACCTTACAATCATGATACATATTCTCTGCTATCTTACGTTGACCTGCAGAGTAGGCTCTTGTCATAGACCCACGTTTAGCGATCCCTTTCCTAATACACTTCATTGGCATATTACGTTCAGCAAACCAATCAGGCATTCTCTTTATTAATCGTTTAGCTACTTGTACATAGAAGTCTTTCTGTATCTCTTGGGGTACAAGGGACACTAACTCACCTGCTTGTTTGTCTTTGGACATTGCAGCTAGGTGTTGCCACCCATTGTTACTGCCATCTACAGGTATTGGTAAGTGTGACTTGTAATCCTCACCAGTATCAAGGTATCCCTTAAGGTCCAGTGCACATGCCAATAGAGTTACTGGTTTCTCTGCGTCCATCTTGAACTCCAGGTTCTTTGCAGAATCCAGAATCATATTGATGTTCTTCAGAGTCCATTGTGCTCTATCATCTAAGGTCATCTTGTCTACTGATATAGTATCCAAGCCTTCCTCTTCTAAGTGTGCCTTGTAATCTTTTCTTAGCCACGGCATAGTCTCCAGCTCATCTAACGTATATGACTTGTTGTATGAACAGGCAGTATGTATGCACAGCCAATAGTAACCTCGAGGTCCTAGGCGTTTACCTTCATCAAACTCAAACAAACCCTTAGCTATATCAGAGCCTTGGAAGTTTAAGAATGATTCCGTGTAGTATACCCTACCTCTATAATCACATTCGACTGCTTGATAGAAAGTCTGATCACCAATTGCATTAGCCTTGTTCAGTACGAACTTCATTTCAATACGTTTAGACTTACCCTTATCGGATGAGTCTTTCATATCTACAAACTTAGATACGTTATCTCTCATAGCCTTTACAAGGGTAGTGTTTAAACGCCATGGAACTCTCTGTAGCTTGTCTAAAGCTTTTACAAAGGGCTCATCAAGGCATTGGTTAAAGTCTCTCTCAGAGGTCATACGTTTGATATACGGCCTCTTGGTTATTGGGTTACGTAAGCCAGTTATACGTGGGAATTTCCTGAAGCTAGTACCTGTTAAGGTTGACCCTTCATATGCGGGTGGTATGTCTCCTAGTTTTTCCCAAGTATCTGTAAGGTATATCACATAAGGTGCACGATAACCTTCATACTCACGTTCAAGCTCCATGTACCCTAAGATTATAAAGGCTTCTACAAACAAATCACCTACACAGAATAACTCTGTATACGTACTGTTAGTTAAACCTATCCTGGATACTACAGCTAACCCTATGGCTGATGATGTAGCGGTTAGTTTGAATGGTTTCCCATGGGCCCTACGGGACTTTAGGAACACACTCTGTGCAGCCTGTACTGCTGCAATAACTAACTCCTCATAGTCAACACCATAATCTACATGCCTGTTTAACAACTCGATGCCCGAGTGATTCCTACCTCGGGCACCTTCTCTATTACTTCTTATATACTCTGCTACTTTATGGATAGCATTAGTCATCTAAGCTCCTGCATTGTAGTCTAAGAAATCTACTTGACCTTTCAATCGTTTTGTTCTCTGGTCATAGTAGGCAGAACCACAGTCACCTGTGAGACCAGTAAATCTGGACTTGAGAACTCTCAGGTGTATGGTGTTGCGCTCATCTTCATTCTGTGCAATTAAGTTACGTGCAAAGGTAATGATGTCAAAGCTAATTTGTTTGATCGAACCTGACCCCTTGATGTCATCAATAGAAGCTAGGTGTCCCTCTTCGAAGGACTTACCCTGAGACTTACGTAGGTGGGATATAATACCCAACCATACATCATGCTTCTTAACTACCTTAAGTAAGTCAGACATGATAGCATCAATAGCTTCATTACCTGTCTTACCATCAGAGCCTTCTGACACTGCAATAGTTATGTGGTCAAGCACTAGGTATTTACAGCCTAGTAAACAAAGGTTTTCTATCTGATCTATAAGAGATGAATCTGATACAGCACCGTTGTGATCAAGCAAAATGAGACGATTATCTCCAAATACTTTATCAAAAGCTTTTCTCTCCTGTTCTTCTGTAGGATCTTCAGGTGTAAACATCTGTATAAACTTTTGAGCGGAGTCACCGATAGATTCCTCTAGTGATATCATCCCTATGTTATCTTCGGTTTCTGTCTTCAGTTGTAAGATGATCTCCTTGATCATTGTTGATTTACCGCTACCTGTACCTGAGGTAAACAGAGTAATCTCTCCCTGCCTCATACCTGATAGCTTATCGTTAAGTCCTTCTAGACACTTGGGGTAAGGCACAGATTTAACTGTCTTACGTTTAGTAAACTCCTCCCAAATATCTTCCCCTCTTACTACGCTTGCTGGGGTATACTGTCTAGCACCCCAGAAAGCACTGATGATTGCAGAGTGACCATGCTTTATTAGTGTTTCACATGGGTCATTCTCTGGCAAGTGTGCTACCTTTACTTTATCCCAACCAATAATCTTGGCGGCCTTGTCGATAGCTTTCTCACCTGCTTCATCTTGGTCGAACATAAGTACAACCGTATCAAAAGATCTTACCCACTCCCTGTTAGCAATCAATGGGTTTAGATTACTAGATGAGGGCAGGGAAACTACAGGGTATATCTTTCCACTTTGACTTAAGTTTGCTTGGGCTACAGCCATAGCATCCAACTCACCCTCAGTGATAGTCAAAGTCTTACCGCCCCGACTAAAGGACGATTGACCAAAGAGTTCAATGTCAGAGAAGTTACCCTTGACCTTGAAGGCCTTAGGTAGTTCTCGTATCTTGAACGCTGTAGTCTTACCCTTAACTGTGTAAGGATAGTAGTGTGCCTCGATAGTACCATCCATATTGTACGATACTTTCATTCCATAGTGCATTGCAACTTGCTTAGTGATACCTCTCTCTTGAACCCCACGGGTATCATAGGATTCAATTGTTTCTAATGTTTCAGTTGCTACTGGAGTCTTTGGTTCTGGCATATCAGTTTCTCTATCTTTTTCTACTGTAACTTTCCCACAAACAAAACACTTACCAATACCGTTGGAGTACATACCAACGCCATCAGAAGATCCACAATGTTTACAGGGCATATGTTTTACAAATCTATCTTTAGTCATTAAGACCACCGCTGTTCTTTAAGGTTCTTTACTATCTGTCTCTTCTTCTGAGACTGCTGTTTCTTCTGCATCCGTGCGGTTTTCTTGCTCCTTGAACTCTTCTCGTATATCGTCTGTGATTCCGACAAGTCTTTGTCTTGTTTCATTGTCTACTGATTCCTTAGGTATAAATTTAATTGCACCTATTTGTCTGTTAAGAAAGACAGGAGTACCATCAGGGTACTTCTCTGTTAACACATCAAGATCCCATTGTACCTTAACTTCTCCTGCAGATAAACCACCTTTGGTTTCAAACAGTTGTAGTATCTCATAGGTAAAGTACTCTTCACCAAGGTTACTTATCATTTTATTGATGTGAGATGATGAGCTACTATAGGTTTTCCAGTTGGATACCTTACGTTCTTTACCCTTACGATACATATGGAACTGCTTCCTACCTATATATCTTTTAGGTTCTTCAGGGTGACTACAAGTAATTAAGTAGATGAACCCAAAGTAATCATCAGGGTCGAAGTCAGGACCACTGTATACCCAGTGGCCAAGGTTTTGTTTAAAGTCTGTCTTCATATACTAACTGCCTTAGAGTTTCACTGGTTGTATAGTAGACATCATCCATCCAGTCACATACACCATCGAAGCCTCTTTCTTTAACCCAAGAGTTAAGATCTAAAAGATCTGGTTCTTCTTTAAATATTTTAAGGTACTCCTTAAAGGAATACTTTTCATATTCACTTAACTTAGACTTAACTACAATGTACTCACTTTTAGACTTAGTAGTTTTACCAACATCTTTAAAGTCGCTCATCGTAAGTTACCCTCCCCATAGACTTCTTCAATTGTCATATGGCGTAAGTCATCAAAGCTCCTACGCATATAGATTAGGTTGAAACATACTTCTAGTTTCTCTTTCCAATCTCGGGGGTGCTTCTCTCTCCAAGTAGACCTAACAGCATCTAACATCTTATCAGGCTCTACACCTTTAAGAATCTTCTCAGCAGTCTTAGGACCTACACCTTTCAAACCCTGGATATTATCTGAAGCATCACCAGTTAGCAATTGCTTGCACAATAAGTAATGACCAGCATCCTTATCAGTAAGGTAGAGTTTGTTCTTGTTAAAGTTGTAATGCCAACCAGGAACCATGTCGATATCCTTGTCCACATGTGCAATAACAAATGAACTACCTTCAGCCTCAGCTTCAGTAGCCCATATAGATACCACATCATCTGCCTCACAACCATCAGAAGCCACACACCCAGTGTCCCAACAGTATTGGTACAGGCTATCAAGTCTTTCCTTAACCTTAGGGTCCATATCTTGTTTACTACGAGTAGCCTTGTAGTCATCTACTATATCATACCTGAAGTTACCTTTACCCTTAACAGCAACGTAACCCTGAATACTATTAGTATCTCGCATTACAGCCTTAAGGGCTAAGTCAAAGGTACTCTGAGCTTGAGCATCAGAACTTACAGTATATGCTATCCGATATAACATAGAGTCTGCATCAATAAAACATTTATCAAAATCATATTCTTCTTTATCAGTGAACGTCAGCATAGCTTTCTCCTATTTGTCCGTCACCATCCATACACATAACACCAACACTCTTAGGTGCCTCTCGGAAAGCCTCAACACAGATATCCTTTACGGCTTCTGCATCAGACTCCTTAGCTACAAATACTACCTCATCATGATAGAACAATGTTGGGTAGGCTTCAAGGTTATTCTCTTTGATTTTATTGTAAGCATATACCAATGCTGCTTTACAAGTAATACCTTCGAGTGTTTGTAACAAGTAGTTTAGAGTCTGGTGTTCAGACCCTACCATGATACGTCTGCCATCAGCACCTTCAATAAACCCAGTACCAGTCTTCATTTGAGATAACCTGAACTCATGTTCGAGATCGTCCTTTAGAACCTTAAGGCCTGGGAGTGTAGCCTTGAACTTAGCATCAGCTTCTTTACCAATCTTAGCAGACTTCTTACCAGAGATAGCCTCACCTAGTTTAGCATGGCCTGCACCAAAGAGATAAGCATAGATAAACGTCTTAGCCCCTGGTCTACTGATACCCAGTACATCTGCATTACGTTGGTGTACATCCCCATTGATTACCTCATTGGTAAACTCAGGGTCACCGATGTAATGGCATAGACCTCTGAACTGATTACCTGCAGAGTCAGCACCAACTACTTTGTAGCCAGTCTCACAAGTTAAGAGACTACGTAGTTCCTTACCGTAGGGGGCATAGACACCTGGAATGTTGACGATTGTCCTGTGTCTACACCTGAACGATGGAGTACCGATTGTAAACATAGAGCCATGAAGGCGACCATCATTAAACTTTTCTTCATCCTTTACCTCTTCTATCCAACCTTCTACTGTACCTAGTCTGTTACGTAGCATATAGTAATCACTAATATACTTACCTAGTTTACCCAAAGGTTTTAGGGAAGTGTCTGTTAGCTTAGGGCTTTGTCTGATCCACTTACCGTTAATCTTTTTAACAGTCCAGTCATCAGGTTTCCAACCCCTATCCATTAGGAACTTCTTAACCTCTGCCATCTGACCAATGTCAACATCTACTAGCTCAATCCTGGTGTATGGTCCAGATACGATACCATCAGAAGCTCTACAGTCTTCTTCTATTTGGAACCAATCAGTAACCCTTTTGTAATAGAACCCATCTTTCTTGGTGATCTGATCAACCTCTTTGTTGCCACGCATTACTGCTACCTTACCTAGCTGAGGGTTGATTTCGTCTTCAATGGTTTCCATCTCTTCAAGGATATGCTCGTATAAGTTCTGAGCTTTCTCCATATCAAACACCCAACCTTTCTGCGTGATCTCTGCATTTACTTTAGCAAAGTCATGTTCAAGGTTAAGTGCCTGTAGGAACATAGGGTTACTCTTCATCATTACAGATGCTTCTTTAGACAGCCGTTGGTATACCTTAGTGTTTAGATTTACATCTCGGATACAATAGGTAAGCATCTCTTGGCTGTAACAAGTCCAATCTTCATGATCCCCTTTAGGATACTCAAAGAAATCACCCCAACCTTTAAGACCATGCAGGTGACCACGTTGGTACTTACATAATTGAGACATCAAGAAGGTGTCCCATATCTTAGTAGTAGGGCTAGGCTCCCAGCCTGTAAGGTTCTTGAGGATAGGGAAGTCAAATGCTATTACGTTATGCCCTGCAAGAACGGTTGCTTTAGACATGAATGCTAGACCGTCATCAAGAGATGGTAGGTTATCATCATAGTCTGAATAAGAATAGACCTCACCTGTCTTAGTATCCTCAAGTACAAGGCACCAGATTTTATCAGGGAATAGTCCGTTTGTTTCAATATCAAATACATACTTGCTCATGTTTAGTCCTCTATGAACAGTTTAAGGACAGTGTTCAGGTCAATTAGTTTTAGTATGTTATTTCACAGGCCCCGCCTGCACAAGCTGCCTCAGCACTGAGGTCAGTCTTGTCTTCTACTTCTTTAACTTGGGTCAGGTCAATACCTGTAAGGGCACCTTCCATAATACGATATCGTTCTTCTGAGATATCCTCAAAGGGTGCTTGTACATATGTGCCACCATTATAAGGGAGTACAGAGATACCGTTGTAAGTGTAACGATTCTTCCACATCCACTCACCTACCAGTTCCCACTCATCTTCTTTAAGAGAGATAGTACATGATACGTTATGTGAGTTCTGCCCTTCACGGTGACCAACACCTACCCATTCTACATTGTACTTACGTACACGCTCGAGTAGATTAAGTGGACTTTCAGTTCTTAGAATAGAACCTTCAGGTGCAGCTTGAGGGATTTCAATTACAGCTTGCTCTTCAGGGTTGAAATACTCATCTTCAACCAGCTCTGGATGGTGCTCAGAGAAGTAACCATATAAGGCTTCATTCTTTCCAACACGTTGGCGACGAATATAATAATCGTTATGCCAAGCGTGGATACCAGAACTACTACCAAGGACGCAAGAACTTGTACCAGAAGGCTTAACTGTCGTACATCTTGCCGCAGGATTGATACCCAGTAGCTTTGCCACTCTTTCATTTTCTTTCTTAACTTCATTTGCTGCTTCCTCCAGATCATATTCTAACACAGTACCTGAACCAATACCAGTTTGACCTACACCAATAAGTGCATCACGTTGACAAGTCTCTTGCCACTCAGGTCTTAGGTAATGGAAGTCAGTGTACCCTGCTTGTAGTGTACCAATTAAAGATGCTGCTCTTGCTCTTTCGTTTAGATCCTTTTGAGATTCAACGTTAGAAGCATTAAGCTCTGTTAGGTTACACATCTGGTAAGGTCGTAAACCAATCTCACAACATGGGTTAGTACCCCAGTCTTTGTCATTGGTAAAGTATAACCCTGGCTCACCAGAACCAGACAACTCTACACGTTCCCATAGTTTATCAAAGGCTTCCTTTGTAATCTTATGGCGCAGCATAACAGCTGAGTTGTTTGATCGTGCACGTTGTGGGTTCTCTTCCCACCAATTACCAGCCTTACAGGCTAACATATCATTGTCATCCATAGAGAACAACGAGATCATAGCAGCCCTACGGATACCACCAGTCAATACAGCGTCAGCAATGTAGCACATCATATCATGCACTTCTAACGTTGTTAGTTGACGACCGATAGCTTGGTCAAAGATAGCTCTCATGTTGTGAATACAATCCTTGAGGGGCTGAGGGCCTGGAGCTTTACCACCAGTAGTAATAAGCATTGCACCCTTAGGTCTAATATCACGATAGTCAAACTCAACATCCATCATGTTATTAAAGTAAGATTCACATAGAACCTTTACTGCATCTGCCCACCCTTCGATGTTATCAGATACTAGGAACCTACGCTTACGTGCCTTAGGCCCTGCAACTTCTGGTAGCTTACGTACATGGTGACGTTGAACTGAGTAACCTACACCAGTACCACCTAGTAGCAGGAACATAGACTCAGCGAAAGCTTCAGGGCTTTCTATAGGTAGGTATGCACAGTTGTAGATTCGATTAGGTGCTAACTCAATTGGTGCACCACCAAACTGTAGTGATCGCATTGATGGCAGTACTTTCTTACTATACACAAGCTTGTACGCCTTCTCGATTTCCTTACGCATCTTAGGGTACTTACGTTGGTGCATCTCTTTATTTCTAGTTACCAGTTCATACCAAGTTTCCCTACGCTCAAGGTCTGGTATATATTTAGCGTACTTACTGAATACTGTTATGTCTGATAGTATTTTATTTGATGTGTTCATTCTCTACCTTTCTTTAAATAATTTCTTATACGAGTCAATGCACCGAAGTCATCCTTCAGTCCGCCTAGTGTTCTGTTACACGAGTGGCATATCCATCCCCTAAACTTACTGGTTAGGTGGTCATGATCTAATGCCCATGGTGATTTATTCTTACCACCACAACCCTTTGCTTCCTCTGCATTACGTAAACAGATAGGGCATTGGTAATCTTCTGGAGGTGGTTCAACTGTATCCCTAAGTTCCTTACGTACCTTTGCAACGGATCTTATACAAAGTCTACAGGTAGTCTTACGATATGCCCTACCACTTTCCATAGGGAAATCTTCTTCTGACTTTTTTACTCCACACTTATTACATATTTTATATTGCATAAATAGAGACCTCTTCTGTAAGCTCTGCATCTACTTTAGATACAAAGTTAATAAACCCAGAGGGCTCCCGTGATTTATACTCTTGTTCTTCTTCTTCTAGCAATGGTATTACTTGGCCCACAAGGGATGCATACCATTTACTACTGTCGTTACAACTAATTATCTTTATATTTTTCATATCCAACCTAGCTGAGTTGCACTGTTGATTATAATCATAAAGCAAGTTACGATATGGACAAGCCACCAGAAAGTCCTGATGACTGCCACAGCATCTGCTTGGTTCTTACTTTCGCCCACCTTTTCGCCCAAGCTTTTTGCCCAGATACGCCACCACTTTTTCATATCCAATCTTTCCTTTTAAGAATTTCTTCTGGGTTTTACTTAAGCTTTCACTTAGTACATAGGTTATTACGATAGCTAATGATACTACTACTAAAACTTCAAACATAATTATTTACCTTTTGTTTTATCTTTTGAGGAGCCCGAAGGGCTCTTAGTTTCTTTCTCTTTGTTTCCAAATATCTTATCCCAATTGTCTTTGAAACTGGTTTGATTTGGGATAGGTCGAGGTCTTGATCCTTTACCTGACATACTATTCTCCTGTAAGTTCCTGATCAATTAGTGTTGCATATCCTGCAATGTCATGCCAACTATCTGCATAGTTAGGATCACCGTTAAGTATCCTTGCAATCTTATGCACTACCATTTCAAGAGATTCTTTTTGAGAGCATGTAAGCCTGTCCCAGTTGTCGGTGTTTCTCATTGTCTCTTTAAAAGACTGAGAGATTTTACCCTGGGACTCAAAGGTTCCGTACCTATTACCTCTTTCTTCTAATGTAATATCAGTGGACTGTGGCATCAGGTTCTTCTCCATCAGTTTCTGGGCCTGTCTCTTCACCCCCAATATCTTGTACGCAATCTAATATGTATGCGCATAATTCAAAGGCTTTACTTTCTTCATCTACTATATCAATTCCTTCAGACTCAAAGCTTACTTTAACATTTGAGTTATCTTCTGTATCTTTTACTCGTATAATATACGATGACATTTGCATGTCCTCCATTGTCGGTTGCTTAAAAAAAGCATGTAACTACATTGTCGGTGTAGCAATAAAATAAGGGGCATAAAAGCCCCTATTGAGATAGTCGTTGCATCTCTTCTGCTAACTCTTCATCTGTTAAATCAGTATAATCAAAGTTAGTATTAATATTTTCTGTACGTTGTAGCTTAGGTTGTTCGTACTCTGCTACAATTGAAGCAAGCCTTGCGGCTTCTACCATATCATCACTCGAGATAGCCTTAAGCATTGCGAGTTTCATTACAGTAAGTCCTTTGGGTATTGAATCCATAAGACTGTCTGAAAGATTGTTGACAAGTTTAAGTACATCACCCATCTGTTCTTTCATTGCTTCGTTCTTTAGCCTAGCTTCAGTTGCTTTCTCTGCCATCATTTGCATGTGTTCTTTATCATGCCTTGGTTTAAGATTAGCTAGTGAGTTAGGGTGTATCTTTTTCTTACCATCTTTAACATCTTCTTGCGTATAAGTTTTTTGGGTGTCTTCCACTTTTACCTCCGTTCTAGGTAGTTCCCTATAAGGTACCTAATTGCCTAGAAGGAACAGAGAAGCCCCTGGTTTCACGTTAGACGTTAAAAAAAGAAACCCTACCTAGCCTACAAGAAGCCAGGTAGAGTCCCTTAGAATGTAATCTATTGCGTTTTACTCACACTTATCACGCATATCTAGTGCAAGCAACGAAATAAACAACACGGAAATAAGAATAAACATTTTAATCCTTAGCTATTCTTATCCCTTTGGGTAATTAGTTTACATATTAAGGAAGTAAACTAGTTCCTTTTAAAATTCTGAGTCGTCAGCCTCAGCACCTTCAACATCGAAGTCCACCGAACCTGTATATTCAATTAGGTTTGTGATCTGAATTGCTGTAAGGATCGTAGAGATACCTTGTCTACCTGCAACATCATACTCTCTTCGATATACTTTGACGTTACCTACTGAGCCATTACCAATCTTAATGGTAGGTGCAATAGGTTGTTTCTTTCCATCAACAAGGACTACAGGGTCATTAGCAGAGCCATCTTTACGTACGGCTTTACGTTTCAAGTTGATTGCGACTCTACTTGGATCATCTTTGACAGGTTTAACTGTGCCATATTGAGATAGTTCCTCAGATCTTTCAGAAGGTACAACTAGCTGACACTCCCACTGGAGAGTACCAAAAGGTTCTGTTGGATTTTCAGGATCTACTTTGACATAGTTAAGTGTTACGTCACGGATGATAGAGGTTCCAAGAATTGCTGTCATATTTATTACCTTATATTATAATTTAAGTTTGGGATTTTTATCTTGATGCTTTATGCTTCAAGTCAAATTAGTTCCTTTAAAGTTGCACTATGTGCTTTCCAATTTCCAGAGGACACTATTGGGCTACGCTTGTAGCGTTCACCTTGTAAGGTGTATATCAATGCGTCTCCGAATTTAGTTGATACTTCTTCCTTGTCATAAAAGTTATTCACACTATCTTTAGAGTGGTAACCTTCTAACATATCAAGTCTTTCAAGTGTATCAGAGTCTACTTTGTATACTTCTACAAAGATAGACCCCTCACCTTTACGGATACCAGGGAAACTACCAAGTGAAAACATTTCATAGTTTGGTATCCACTCTCTTCCGATAAGCTTAGAGTTACCTAATACTCTATGATTACCTAAGCCTTCACGGAGTGAACCGTACACTGCTACTTTAGTCACGATATTAATCCTCTTTGGTTTCGTGTTTACTATACTCATCTATAAGAAACTCTTTATACTCTGAGCAATAGTCTTTGTATTGAAGAATAGGATCACCATAAGCAATCCTTTCATCAACGTTTTCTTTAAACATTTCTTTTTTAAACTCTTCAAAAGTCATAGCTACTCTTCTATATAATCAAGTAATATCAAAGGTATGTGGAAATCAACAAGACAAGAATCATCTGTCTCATCAGTAAATGCTATCTGAGCTATACCTCTTCTATGGTTTACTGAATGTATATAAAAGTAACCACCATAACCTTGGTGCTCAGCATTCATCCAATGACTAATACCTACATCATTACCACCAATAGAGCAGAAGTTTATAAATATTTCCTCAAGAGCACGGGTGATATCAACAGTGTCTCCCTCATGGATATCCATTTCATAGTAAGCATATTGAGTAAACTTATTTTCTAAGATCTCTCTGGGTGATGATAGTCTAATAGGCGTATCCCACTTAGGTATGCTTTCATTTTTGAGTAGCTTTTCAAAGCCATTCTTATACCTTGTAATAGTAGTGTCACCTTTTAAACCACATGCAGTATTAATTTCAAGAACAGTAGCTAACTTCTTATGCTCATTCCAAATAACATCTACTGCACCGAAGTCTAATCCAAGAAGATTAACTGCGTTAATAGCTTGACTTATTACAGATGAATCAGGTTCAACATCTGATATTAGATAAATGAATCCATTAGCAGTGTTGCGTATCTGATAGGTTGAAGGGCTCTGAGAAGTCCTTATGCCTTTACGTTGAACTAAAATAGGAACTCCACCCATAACATGTATACGAAACTCATCTCTCTTCTTCATATACTTGGTATACAGTGGGGCATTATAGATAACATCATTAGCATTATCATTAAGATTGTAACGGATAAGATCAATGCCTTCACCAGAGTGACCTTGAAGTGTATTACGGATCACAACATCATGACCCTCTGTGTACCAATCTTTAGCAACCTCAGGGTCAGTAGTCCAATCAGGAATGTTAATAGGTACAAAAGCATCTTTGTTTTCTTCTTCTATCTTACTGAAGAAGTCAAGTTTATTAGAAGCTAGCCGTACACTATCCTGTTTGTTTATTACTTTTGCGGAGGGCAAGTGAGATAAATCTTTTGTTGAGTTGCCCCAGTTAATAATAGTTAGACCTTCTTTATCTCTGATAGAAGAGTTTTCTAACTTCATTCTTTTGCAGTTAAGAGATACAGATAAACTCTTTGCAGATTCACTGGCTTTCTTATACGGTAATACAAGGACTGTCATCATACTCCTCCACAGATAAGGTTACTTGTTTAGATACTAAAAGCTTTTCAACATCTTCTTTCTTATCTTTGTTATTAATATCATCTTCAATAACTTCAGTAATAAAAGGTGTATCACAAATAACAATATCTTCTTTGTTATCTTTACCACCCTTGATCATACTCTTTACATAAGCAGAATAGTATCCAGCTATGGCTGGGTTTGGTGCATTGAAACATTTAACTTCAAGGTGTAACCCATCAGTACTAATACCAAGCAAGGGCTTTTTATTCTTACCCTTTAGGTGCTTAGCCTTAACACCTTCAGAGTAGAACTCAATCTCATCACCAATCTTTAGGTCATACTTAGTCAGATTGTTAAGTGGGTGAGAAGGCTTACTCTTTACCGCCTTAGACCATGCACCACTACTGCCATAGTAACCTTGGTAACCTAACTGAGGTTTGATATACTTAGGTTGAATCTTAACTGGACGTTGAGTAGGCTTAAGACCTTTAGTATCTTTTAGATTGAAGGATAGTAGAACACCAACAGGTAACTCTTCAAGAGAATACGTTATATCATTACGACATAGTATAGCTTCAAGCATATATCTTTCTGAAGCATAGTAATATGTATCACGTTTAGCATTCTTTGCTATCCACAGTGGACGTTCTTCATTACGTACTAAGTAGAACTCCATGGTGTGATCATTGTACCAAGACAAAGCAAAGGCACCTTTAAGGACACTGATAACCTCTTCAGGATCTTTAGTAAGTCCCATAGCATACGCAATGTTCTCACTATCCACAGTGAAATCTTTGTGGTCAGGGAGGGTTGTCTGGTCACCTAGTGTACCGTTGTGTGCCAGCGTTACATTACCGTATGTAAATGGGTGAGCATTGATGTCGTTAACTGCACCCTGGGTAGCATATCTATTGTGACCAAGCAAGAAGTCACCTGAAGTATTATTTGCTATATTAGCCCCATGTTTTAACTGAAGAAAGTCAGGGGCACTAAGGGCTTTTTTGTAGGTAGTAACTACATTATCTATATCATTAGTAGCTACACCTGTACTATGAGCACCACGTAGAGTGTCTACAAACAACAGTTGATTAAACACTTTTGTATCTTGGAAGTTGATATCACCTATTACTCCAACTAATCCGCACATAATTTATCCTTTATCTTTGACAATTGTCTTTCGCCTTGGTTATGACTTACTATTAAGTCGTGAACTTCTCTTAAACGAGAATTAAAAAGTAACTCTTCTGCTACCCATACACCTTGAAAGATCTTCATGCTTGAGTCATTAGCATGGATCTTATTTTCTCTTACAAGATCACCGAACACATACTTTAGCATAGCTTTAGAACCTTCAGTGCTAAGTAGTGTTGGTATATCTGAGATGTATTTATTAGGATCTAATACAAACTGTTTCAAACAAAGTAAATGATTGATCCAATTGATTAGCCTATCTTTATCACAGGTACCTTCATGACCTCTGAACTCAATAGCCCCACGTTCCACAAGGGATTGCAGGTTTATTGCAGAGTATTTCTCCCAAGATGAATGCCTTAAACGATCAGGTCCATCCTTAAAGATATCAAGTAGCCTACTGATTTGGTTTTGACCACGGTATAAAGACAGAGAGTATATACTTTCTTCTCTCTCTTGACCACATATACTAAACAGGTAAGGCTCTACCATAGCATACAGTGTAACGAGGTCACATACTTTAGACCATAGCATATCTCTCGCATCTACATGGACATGTACTGAAGTTCTAAAACCAAAAGTACCTTGGCCTTCCAGTGCTTCTTCAAGCTTTGATAGCCTTGAGACTGCAGCAGAACCACCAAGAGGCCCACGGAATACATACTCTACTCCATTGTTACGTAAAGATCCATCGGGTATACAACGCCACCCAGGGACTTTAGGGGCATCAGGTAAGTTTTCTATCTCAACCTCAACACCTACCCTTGTTCCTGAGATAAGCTCCCCTAACCTAGTTGTATCTGGGTCAGGTTCTTTATGGTTGTAATAAGATTGAATTGTGTAGTCCATTTGGGACAATCCTCCGAAGCATTGGAATTAAATGGTTTACTTGATCAGGTATCAATACTTTATTATCCTCAATGATACCCACGATATTGTTACGATACATAAGAACAGGTTTGTCTAAGTAGTAACAGGATGATATAGCAAAGTGTGGAGAGATACAACGTGCTATCTTTTCACCCTCAACTACTAGCTCAATTGCATCCTTAAGATTTGTGTAGGTTGGATTGTACAACTCTCCGATAGCTGAATCAGAGAATGATCCATCGACTGTAATCCCGTCATCTTGAAGAGCTATAAGTAACCTACGATCTGTTGGTGCAACATGTATACAAGATTGCCTTAGACCTTTCTTCCATTGTCTTTTGGCAGCCCTTTCAACATACAGAGAGTGAGCCTTGTGGTTGATGTAGCCTAGCTCAGGCCAATCGAACTTGATGGCGTTACTAGGGTCTTTAGGGTCAAGCCTTACAGTATCACCGTTGAGCTTTCTTAGTATAAGTAAGAAAGAATCATCAGTATAGTTTACATCTAAGACACGAGCAGGGTACCACCCATCATCATCTCTGGTTTTGAATTGGAGATAGGTATCAGCATAGGTAACACTGAAGTCACGAGCTGAGATATCCGATAGGATTTCTTCACCGTTAATCATATAACCTCCAAGTTTAAGTCATTGATAATGTTAGTTGCCTCCCTTGACTTACTGTTGTTGATTACTTTACGGATAGTATTACCGTCTGCAATCTCCATAAACTCTGGTAGTAAGTTAAGGTTCTGAGTGGCCCATAGGGTACGATCATATACCCAAGACATAAGCTCCTGTGATCCGAGCCAGAAGTTACTTACAGTTCTGTACTCAACACCGTAATCCTTGTGACGCATGGAACCTGCCTTGCCATAGAGCTTTCGCCTTTGACTGTCGGTATCAATCAAAATAGAAGGCAACCCAATAACATAGTCTAACATCTTAACCAAAGAGAGGTTAGTAAAGGTTTGTGGGTCGTCATAACCAACATGAATGTGACCACCAGCAGTCCTTAGGGTATGCCCTTCAGCCTTAGGCTTAGGCAACCTACGGTCCGTCCAAGCATTCCATTCAGAACTACAACCAAACTCCATAGCATCCGGACCAAAGCTTTGTAGCTGCTCTGTGGTGTACGTATGACTAGGGATAATAATAGGTTGCAGTTGGTTACTTTCAAGGATACTCTTGAGATCAGCCATGACGGAATCCATATTGTTTATGAACTCCATCTTGGATCTTGCAGGATTGATGTTGAACTCTGCAAGTACATTGTCCTCTTGAACACCACCGTCAGTTACTGGTCGAGGGAATAGCTTACTGCCACCCACATGACCAATGGCTGATGTGATAGAACCATCGGATGTCGCAACGAATACTTCAGGGTCTGCACCCACAGTTACATTAGAAAGTCTCATGTCACTCCTCCATCATTGCAATTAGTTCACGCATTTGATCATCGTTAAGGATGTAGTTATTGCCATACTGGTGATGTAACTGCCAGTGTCTTTTTACTGGGGGTAACTTAAGGATATCGTTGTTGATGATACACTGGAGATTACCTGTTGAGTAACTACACCCTTGTTTCTTTGCGAAGAATCTACCCAGAGCTTTCTTGTTCCTTATGGGGAACCTGTGGTAAGCATTAGACTGAGACATAATATCTTGCTCACCAGCGTACATAACGGTATCAAAGTCATCACCTAACAACCTGTTAAGCATAAGCTTTGCACCTGTGTAGCTGAAATATCCAGGGTAAATGATAGAACTTTCTTCATCTGTGGAAGGATTGAAGCGTTGAAGGTACGTATCTTTGTCTGGATAGTTGTACCCTCTAGCACCATAATTGGTGTTGTTCAACGCAAATGCCAGCACGAAGGCGACATCTTTGGAACATCTAAATTTATCCACAATATGACACCAAGTATTAACGATACCTGCTTGGAACTGTGGGGCTCTGAACATAAACAATGCGAGCATCACTCGGTCCGAAGGGGCATTACATCTTACCTTGAATCCGTGTTGCATTGCATAGTGATTATCGGGACGATCAGCTACCATGTTACCGAAGTATGGTAAGCTTAGTAGGTAGTCCCACCATCGACATGCCCTGCCCCAACTCATTGATTCATTTATCGAGACCTTCTCAATGCTTTTATTGGCGTCACTATCCCACTTGCATTGCAGGAAGGGTAGGTACTCTATGTAGTCTAGTCTAGCATGAGAGATGTTGTGGGTTGCTCCATTGACTGAAGCGAAGCAGGGTTTACTAAGGTACTTAAGGGTACGGTAGTCACTAAGGTGAACATTGAATGAAACACTCATATCACTTATCCTCTTGGTAATACAGGCACAAGCCTGTGTGTAGAATTAATACTGTAATACACAAAACACTAGCGTCATTTAATGACATATCAAAGACCTCCGTAAGAATTTACTTGAAAGCTCACTGGCTTTGGTTTCAAATTGTTTCCAAGGTGAAGATTTTGAACGGGGTCTTACGGGCCTTACGTGTTTATCACGTATGACAGTGTTTGAGTTTATTCGATTACTCAAGGACTTTTCGTTGATATCGAGTATCATTGAGAGTTCTCTGAGGGTATACATTGCATCATAGACAAGCCTATCGTGGCTTGATTGGTTGCGATAGAATCTTAGGGACCTTGGCATTTGCCTGCCTCCATTTGGTTGTTGGTTGATTTTGCATGTATGTGTTGTCGGTTAGAACAAAAAAAGGGCAAGCACCCACGAAGGAGTGCTCACCACTAGGGGAAGAATTAGAGACGCACCGAAGTACGCCTCATGGGGTTAGAACAACTCTGCTGAAGCTTTAGAGTCTGATTCTACTTCAAGACCTAACAGGGCTGATGAAAGACGATCTTGTTTAGATTGCTTGACATTGAAGTCAAGGGCACGAACTGCAACAAGTCTAACATTAGTACCAGCTTTGAACTTGGTACCATCTTTACGAACACCTGCAGGGTAATCACGAAGCTCAAACAACATATGAGCCTTAGCACCATTCTCTAAGTCATCAGTGATGTCTTCACCGTTCTCATCCATAATATCTACAGGAGGAACTTCAACATCCATTGAACCATACTTAGCATTAGTACTGTACCAATAACCACCATCATTGGCTTCTTTCAGACCTATCTCAGCCAGACCTTCACCCATAAGATGAGCTCCGTACTGTAGACCATACTTGCCTTGATACGCTCTACGCAACTTACACGCAGAGATAGTTATATTGGGGATTGCTACTTCACGAATTTTAACGTTTGACATATTACTATCCTCTTGGGAATTAACCACTTGGTAAATGAATTTAAGAAGAGCCACTAGGACTCTCCAAGGAGCCCGAAGGGCTCTAAGATAATTACGCACGTTTACGAAGTCTACGGCGCAATTCACGATCACACATTTTAGTAGCCCCATACTTAGGCTTTCTAAGGTAATTGATGTGACCTTGAATACTTATAACGAATGCACAGATAACAATTAACAACACCATACCTGATATAATAGACATGGCAAACAGACCCCAAGGGTCATTAAGAACTTCTAACATGATGATACCTCCGATGAGTCCCTAGGGATTCCTAAGGAACTTTAATGATGATGTGTACCTACCAGTATACTGATAGATTCT